TCACTGGTGCACACTGCTGCGGCATTGGCGCTAGCGATGGTGTCGCCACCACTGATCTCGGCAAGCCACTTGCTGTAGTCAATCGGGTAGTCCTTGATTTCCCCGGGTTGCTTTTCTTTGCGGTCAAGAATCATTTGGTCATTCCTCGGTTTTCGCCTGGCCTGCTCAGGGCGTCGGTGGTCATGTTGTCCATCGCTCTGCCTTCGCTGGGCCTGGCCATGTCGCGCTGTTCCGCCGTTCGTTCCATCGGGTCATCGCCCAGGTTCAACGTGGCGTAGAAGGTGATGCCGGCAAACTGCATGCCGCCCTGGCCGGCTGCCATGAGGGTGCCCTGTGCAAAGTCGACTGGGTTCAGTTGCTCGCCGGCTGCGTTAAATGCGCCAGCGCCTGTCATAGCGAACGCGCCTTCGCTGGACAGGCCGGCCTCGTTGGTGATCTCAAACGTCAGGACCTCGCTGGAGCCGATTTCGGCACGCGGGAAGATCACTTCAGTCCTCTGTGATCGTGCTGGTCGGCGGAATGCGCGGCGTCACGCCAAACTCATAGGCCACGGTCGGGGTCAAGGCGCCGCTGTAGAGGATCTTTCCGCCGCCGGATGCTGCTGTGCCCACGGCCGCGTGCGTGGCAACGCCGTTGGCGCCGGCTGTCATTTCCGGGAACTCGATGCCGACTACCGGGCTGACTGACCCGCCAGTGACTGTCCAGCCACCCGTGGTGCGGATGATGGCCATGCGCTGGTAGCCGGTGTATGCCACCTCGCTGGTGGACTGGTTACCGGCCTCGCCAGGATCAGCGGTGTGCAGGCTGATGTAGAGATTCGTCAGAGGTGCTGATGCCGCGTTGTCAGCGATGTTGGCGATGGCGGTGCCGTTGAAGATGAGTCGGAGCAGGTCCGTCTCGAAGGCGTTACTTTTGCTCATGGATCAACCCCATTTCTTGACGCGCAGGTGCTCGCGGGTGTTGCCCACCTGGGCCTGGTAGGCGGCGAAGTTCAAGGCGCCGTTCCACATGCTCAGGTAGGCCGATGCCAGTGCCCGGTCGGTCCAGGGTTTCTTGGCCATCACCATGAGCCTGGCCAGCGTGCCCCAGCGCATCGCATCGCTGTACTGACCCTTGAGGAAGTCAGGCAGGCGGCTGGCGCGTGCCGTGGGCTTCATGGCGCCCACGATGACCATGCCGCCAGTCACTGCAGCCGTTGGCACTTCGTCGGTCATCAGCGTGATCTCCAGCAGGTCTGGCGACAGCGTGAAAGGTGGCTCGTTGCGCACGTACTTGGGTTCAGAAGCATCGCTGGCGCGCTGCTCGCGGTCGGTGTCCTCCCAGATCAGCTCGCTGTTCAGAGTCAGCTTGATGACGCGCACCACCTCGGCCTCGGGCTCCGATGGCTCCAGGTCGTAGGTAGCCTTGCCGGCCACCAGGTTCACGGCATCGAACGGCAGCTTCCAGGCGCTGGTGCGCGCGCAGAAGTCCCGCGCGGTCTCGCGCAGGTGCAGGTCGACCATCGCCGTGGTGCAGCCCGGCAGTTCTGGCAGCAGCAGGTCGTAGAAGTCTTTCAGGGCGGTGCTCATTGGAGAAACCCTCCGGAAAGCTGGGCCGTGAGCGCGGCGCGGCCGCTTTCCACGTCCTCGGCGTTCTTGGTCTCGCAGCGAAAGATCACGTAATCCACGATGGGCCGGAAGAACTGCTCGTCGAGCGGGAGCTCCGACTGGGTGGTCAGCGTGCCAAAAGACAGGTGCAGCCTGCCCAGGAACAAGTCGGGGCGCATGTTCTTCGCCATGTTGAGGGCGTCCACCACGAAGCCGATTTGCTCGGCCTGCGTGTGGCGCACGTTGCTGGCGTCGTTCAGCGTCTTCGCTGCCGACGTCAAGACTTCACCGACTGTCCGGGCCATGGCTTACTTCTTGAGCGGGTAAGCGGCCATCAGGGCCTTGATGTGGCCCTTTTCCAGCGCCTGGGCGTTGACCCTGACGCGCAGCTCGGCGGCCAGGTCCTTCAAGGCCGGCAGCTTCATGCCGTCCAGGATGCGCGGCATGCCGTCGGGCATACGCATCACGAACTGGGGTGGCGGCGGCTCGGTGGCAAAAGGCTTGCCCACCAGGTCAAGCCAGAGCTTGGCGCCGGCTTCGGTGTCGGGTCCGCCGGCTTGAGCCAGGGATTCGAGCTGTTCGTCGGTCAGGCCGGCGTCCATGCCCTTTTTAGCCCACTCGGGCAAGCCCGGATTCTTGGCGGGGTCGATGACGGCCGCGGGTTTGGCGCTCGACAGTTCGGCGCCTGCGTCGGCAGCTGCGAAAACGTCGGGGTGTTTGAGCATCTTGGCGGCCAGCGGCGCGGGAACGTCTTCTACCGTGCCGGGGAACCACTCGATGCCGGATTCTTCCTTGAAGGCGCGCTCGCCGTCTTTCTTCTGGCCAACGTAGGCAATTTTCGTCATGTCAATCTCCGTGAAAAAGGGCCAGCCCTCACCGAGAGCCGGCCCTTTTGGGGTTACCGCAAAGCCGCGGCTGGCTTTACTTGATGCCGCGGGCCTCGCCGTGGACGCTGGCGTTGATCGTGCCGGCGGCAAAGGTGGCTGCCGCCGTGCCAACGGTCATCGTCAGGAACACGTCTTTCTCAAACGTGATGGCGGCGAAGTTCGCATAGACCTTGCCATTGTTGGCCGCCTGCAGTGCGGTGTCACCGGCCGCGCCGAAGTAGGCGGCACTGGCAGCAGGACCGTCGCCGGAAACAACCGGGGCATAGCCCAGGCTGAACACAGCTGTCGGACCAGCGTTGGTATCCATGTCCGGATTGCCCAGGACAATGGAGCTGACCTTGGTGCCAGCAGGAATCAACATCACGCGGATGACGTCGGCGGCCGTCGGGTTCGCGGCCAGGGCCACGGAACCGTCGAGCACGACGGCATTGCCGAAGGCTTGCATGAAGTCGTTTTTGCGCAGGGTTGCGCTGTCGATATTTGCCATGATTGGCTCCTAAAAGTGAAAGTGAGTGTTGCGGCGCGCCGGCTGGCGCTACCGGGTGGGGTGAGCCGTAGCCCACCCCGTCGCCTTTAAGCGGCTTTCAGCGCGGCAGCGTCGATCGCGTACACACCGTTGTCGGTGTATTCGAGGTCACCGTTCTCGTTCGGGAACTGGAAGCGGAATTTCGCTTCACCGCCCATGAACTCGCCCAGGTACTCGTAGTTGCGGCCGGCGTTGTAGGTGTTCTCGATGATGGCCGCCTGCACGCCACTGTTCGATGCACCTTCTGCCCGTGCCAGCGCCTGAGCGCCCAGCAGCACGCCGCGCTCCATCTGGTAGCTGGCGCTCAGCGCACTCACAGTGCCGGCGGTTTCCGTCTCTGTGAGGCGGTTGGCCACGGTGATGTAGTTGAACGCTGCGCTGCCGGCAAAGCTGATCGTGTGCTCGATCTTCTTGACCAGGATGCCGCGCCAGATGCCAGCCTCACCCATGAAGATGGGGTGGTTGCCCGAGTGCTTGGCACGCTCCAGCGCGGCGGCCTGGTAGGCGCGCAGGTTGCTGGTGGACGAGCTGATGTCGGTGATCAGCGCGTTGTACGAGCCAGGCGACAGCAGCAAGATGCCCTTGAGCGGCGCATCGTAGGCCATCTTGTCGTCGACCATGCGGGGCGGCGGCAGTTTGGTCTCGGTGGCGTCCAGGAAGAACGCCAGGGAGTCCAGCACGGACAGCTTCCACACGTCGGTTGTTGCCAGCGAAGCCGCCTGCAGGCCGCCACGGGTCAGGCTGCCGCCGTTGACCACCAGGTGGCGGTTGTACGTCGGGGCCTTCACGGTGTTGACCATGATGTCGGCGAAGTCGGGATCGGTGGCGATTGGCACATCCCAGGAAGCGCCGACCTGACCACCGCGCGCGCCGGCAAGGTGCGTCAGGGCACGCTGCCAGATCATGCGGGGGAAGTAGCCGGCGACTTCGGCCTTGGCGATGCGGCGCAGGTCGTGGCGCGTGCGCTGGCGGCTCATCTTACCGCCGGCGTCCACGTTGTGCGTGGCCAGGTCAATCTTCACCTCGAACGAGGACGAAGACAGCTTCTTGCCGCGGCCTTCCGCGTTGCGGTCGCCCATGATCGGCTTGCCGCCGGTCACGTTGAACGCATCGACGGTCACCTTGTCGCCCTTGGGATCGGAGCCGAGATCGGCCACGCGCACAAAGGGCATACCGGGGTCGGTCTGCAGTTTCAGGGTTGCTTCCGCATCGGCCTGTTTGGGGGCTGGGCCGGTCATGGCGTTGAGGGCGCCAGGAGCACGGATCAGTTGAGCCGTCAGTGCGACGGAGTATTGGGTCAGGGCAAGGTTGCTGCCTGACGCTACGTTGGTACCGGACATGGTTGAATTCCTTCAGAGAGAGAGGTTTTTTTCAACCGAGCTTTGCCAGCTGCGCGTCCATTTCCTCGTCAGTCATGCCCAGGAAGCGGTTCAACATTTGCGTTGGCGCCATCTTCCCGAAGTCTGCGGTTCCATGGTCTGGTACCGCGCCGCCCTTGAAGTCACTCAAGGTGTTTGGGGCGGCGCGGGGCGCGTTGGCTGCAGTCACTTTCGCTTCTGCGCTCGGCGTGGTCTTGGGGGTTGTCGAGGTTTTTGGCTCTGGATACGGGATGTCGAACTCTTCGGCGACCAGCTTGGCCACGTGCTCGAACCTGTCCACGGCTGGTTTGTCACGCCACTTGGGCGAGTTCACCAGCGCGCGGTCCAGATCCTGGGCACGCTCGAATTTCTCGGCATCACCGTGCTGCCACTCAACGAGCAGCGGCACCTGGTCAATCGCGTCCTGCACCGGATCGTCGGTTTCCACCTCGCGCTTGGCGGGAGCTGGCCTGCTGGTTTCGAGGGCCTTGTTGGCCTCGAACAGCGCGCGCATCTTTTTGCCTTGCTCGGGGAAGTCTTCCTCCATCTGAACGACATCGGCCTCGGTCACCTCACCGGATTCCGGGGTCTTGCCTGCTTTCAGATCGGCGATCAGCTGCTTGGCGGCTTCCAGCTCCTCTTCCAGCGTCTCGGCGCGCGCGTTGGCAGTGCGGGCACTGCGTCGCTCGGCTTGGAGGGCGGCGTATGGAAGGATCCTTGTCCCGTCTTTGCTGGACACGCCGATGACCTTGTCGGTCTGGGTGTCCGGCTGTGCTTCACCGCCTGCGCCAGGCGCTGCAGGATCAGCAGAGGGGTCAGCCGCGGCAGTCGTTGCGGCAGGGTCTGCAGCAGCGGTGCTCGTGGCGTCGGGATCGGCGGCCGGGTCGGCGCCAACAGCGGGGTCAGTGCCAGCGGCTTCACCGTCAGCTGCGCGTTGCGCGGCTTCCAGCTCGTCGTCGGTCATTTCCGCGGGGTTTGGATTGCCAGTTTCAGTAGTCATATTTCCTCGTTCCCAGTTACCGGATGGGCTCCGAAACGACAAAGGCCCCGGGTCGTGAAACCAGGGGCCTTTGGCCGTTGTCATCGCTGAAATACCTCAACTCACCGATGCGATGTGAACCAGTGAAAGGGATGGGGCCTGCTTACTCCCCTGCCGCGGCTACTGGCAGGAGACGAACGGGGGTCAGGCGCTGGCTTCTTGCAGCGCCTCCTGAATAAGCTGGTCGTCGTTGGCGGCCGGCGGCTGTGCTGCGACCACGGTGTCGACCTTCACCTGGTCCACCTTGGCCAGGGTCAGCTGGGTGTTGGCAGCGGCTTCGGCGACCTTGGCTTCCTTGCCGGCGATGGTGGCCGCGGCGTCGCGCTGCTGCAGCTCCTGGGCTGCCTGCTGTGCAGCCTTGGCCTGGGCTTCGCCGGCTTGCTGGGCCTGGCGATCGCCTGATGTGGGCTGACCAGTGGCGCGGCGCAGGTCGTCGGCGATCTGCTGGCGGTTCGGGATGCTGCTGCCTTCGATGTAGGCCGGCGTGAGCACAGCCAGGGCTTGGGCGTTGCCGGCCAGCGCCTGGATCATCGTGGCCATCTGTTGCTGTTCCTGCATGCGGAAAGATGGGGAGTTCGGCACATCGGACAGCGCCACCTTGATGGGCGCGTCCTTGACGTGGTTGACCGGTGCCTGGGTCTGCGGGTCCCAGCTGTTGAGCACGATGACGCGCCGGCTGCTGCCCTGGCCGACGGACACGCGCAGCTCCTTCTCGAGGTGGTCTTCCACGATCAGGTCCAGCATCTGCTCGTACACGGCCTTGCGGGCGAAGCGGTAGTTGTCGTTGAGCTCGCCCATGGCGACGGCGCCGGCTTCGGTCAGGCTGTTGATGGCCACACCAGACGTCACGCCAGAAGGCGCATTGCCCAGCTGGGTGGAATAGATGCGCGGGACTTCCTGAATCAGCCCCTTGGCGTCCTGCATGACGTCGATCTGCTCCTTTTGCAGGCTCAGGTCGTTGCGGATGGTCACTCCGTTGGCGTTCTTGCGGTTGGCGTTGAGGATGGTCACCATGTCCGGGCGTCCGGCGCTGTCGGTCACGTCGGCGATGGTGTTGTAGGCGGTGTCCAGGGCGTCGTTGTCGATGGTCAGCTGGCGGGCGCGCAGCATCCAGTTGATACGCTGGCGGCGCTCGTTGTACTCGTCTTGCGGGGAAATCATCCC